CCGGCACAAACAGAACCTGGGCTCACGTATGGATAGTTAGGGAATCCTCCTGTGACCACAAGATATGGTCCTTGTGAAGTTAAACCTTTTATCATTTTGTCAGTGCTGGAATAGTGTAAGTGTAAGTGGCTAGTCCTGAGTCCACAGTGATTTGGCTAGCTCCGTGGTCACTAAAACGTACAATTTTGTCTCCAGGCAGCGAAAAAATATTTTCAAATACAGCAACTGGCCAAGGCCAGCTAGTGGCTAATTTGCCGTTAGTACCAGCATGGAACACAAAGTTACCAGCATGGTTACTCATGTCACCGAAATGAAACTCTAATTTGTCTCCATTGGTTTTAGCAGTAAAACTGGTTTCTTCACTGTTGGCTTGACGCTGAAATCTAAACCTTTGAATACTTAATACACTAGGTTCAATTTCCACGTCCCAATTGCTAACACCTTTGAACTTAACTGTTTTTAGTTTCTCTGCAATAACGCCGCCGCTCATAAATCTGTAGTGATTCTTAAAGTCTCCGGTTTTGTTAACGAAGTTAATTCCAGAAGGGTAGTTTTCTCCATTTTCAGTCTTATAGGCCAAGGTCAAATTAGCATCTTCACGATACTCTTGTATATCTAAAATCACCGCCAATTTATTCAAATTTGGCATACCGAATGTGCCCAGTAACTCGGGTACCGGCTGATGAAAACTAGCATCTAGTACCACAGTTTGATCTTCACTAGGACCGTTAAGTTTTGTTTCCTTATCGGTGCCCATTACTTTGATCAAATTAAATAGACCTAGTTTGTGTGTATGCTGCACTATATCATGTAGAGCATCTTTCATAGTATTCCTTTACAAAATGTTATTAGTATAATAGATGTATTTAGAAAATGCAATAGCTAATTGCAAATTATTCAAAACTAAACAAACTATTAAAGGTAGTTTTAATATTGGTTTTGGACTTAAGGTCCCAGTCCAATACTCCTAGTAGGTTTTCAACCTTTTGTTCAACAATGGTATCTTCCATTAACGAATCATCAAACGGCAGTTCTTTGAACCAGTCTGGAATATGAGTTTCGTCAGTAGGGTATCCCACTGACGTATATCCCAACGGATTAGGACGCAGTTTGCACACAATGGTTTTCATTCCGTCTACTATGCTCATGCTATAGTTGTCAGAGTGCATGCGACGTAACGTGTTCCAGTTTATAGCAGCACGTACATGTCCTGGCATGTTAGCACGCCCTTTCTTAGCTTCCAGTTCCGAATAATGAGTAAGATTGTTAACTCTCTTCGGTGTACCTTTTTCCCAAGCTGGTCGAATTTGAAATATCTTCTTAAATTCAATCACACGTTCAACCACGTGTTCTTGCCCTGAGCCGGTTAACACATCTTGTAGCAAACTGCTCAAAAAGTCTTGTACTACTTTAGGAGTATCGCTACGTTTAAGATCTAAGCCCATGGCCTTAACTTTACCTGGCTTACCATCTCGATCCAGGCGTGCACCTTCTAGATCGTAAATCAATACAGCATAGCGTTTCTTTTTAATAAAAAGCCCTTTGCTGGCAACTAGTTCTCTACCACCTTTAATGATACTACCCATATCACGTGGGCAGTTAAATGCACGTTCCATGAACCCAGGGAAACTTTCGTTTACTGAATCAGCAATGGTGTCATATAATTGCACACAGATGTCGCGGTCCCATTCCATGGTTCCTGCTAGAATTTCTGCCTGCAAAATAGGATAAGCACTAAAATAAACCGAATCGGTGTCACCATAGATAATAGCACGACCCACATGATCATACTCACCTGTGATACATTCATTGACATGAGCATCCATGTGACGTGCAATCACACGACCGGTTAAGGTTGTAGACTGGCCAATGCGCTTGTCAAAAAAGCGACATCCAGGATTAAGAATAGCACCATACAGTGAGTTAAGGTTAATCTTCTTAACCAACTGTCGCTTGTCCCAAAAGGCCTTATCTTCAGCAGTAGTGGCATCTTTCTTCTTAGCTTGAAGCTCCTTACGCTCAGCATACCAACGCTCAAGCAAGCCCGGTACAATTCCTTTTTGATCATAACTAAAGATAGTTCCATTTGCACTTAATATCCAATTGTTATTTGATTCAAAGATAAGTTGGAAAACTTCACGTGCCGACAAGCTGTCAGCGTCGCCGGACTCCCAGTCGATAACGATTTCTCGTCCGGGTTCTTGATTCATTACTGCGGTATATTCTATACTACCAAACAAATTTTCCCAGGCGTCAGCAAAACTGGCACCCGAGTCCATTTTTTCTTTTATGTACTTTTCTGTGTATGTAGGTCGCAATTGTCCAACAATGGTTTCTGGCGCCATGTTAAGAGCGCGGATCGCTGACGGGTACAGACTGTTGATGTCGATTGCCCCGATGTATTCGTGCATGCCCCTTTTGGGATAAGCAACATAGGCACCTGCTGCTTGTGTGTCACCATCTGATGATTTCCTATTCTGGACAATAAGTCCTTGTTGATGTGCTTCGTTGATAATAGCTTGCTCGGTTACTGCAACTGCACCCATGGTTGTGGGTAGTAATACAGTATTGTCGTGTGCTAGTTCATTGGCCAAATCTAGAAAGCGTAGCTTTTTATCTAGTTTAGCCAACAACATGGTATCTTGTCTGTTGTAGTCAACAAACTTAGCAAAATCTCTGTTATACAGCTGATCTAGAGTGCCTTCGTATTGTATTTTCCTTTCATCTAGTTCATATTCACCAATTGCATCCAAACTATAACTATGGCGTTCTTCGTAGGTGTATTTGCGATAAAGCTGCATATAGTCCATGTGCACACGACCGATTAAATCAAAGGTAATATGTTCAGCACCAAACCGTTCAAATGTGCGTTCTTTGGGAAATTGATCCCATAGACAAAATCTACGAGTATCATCTTTGCTAAGTATGCGTTTGGTACGCATGACCATATATGGAATATCGAACCCTTCTGAGTTCCACCCACTTAGTATGTCAGCATCTTCGATTAGATCCAAAAATGTTTTAATAAGATCTTCTTCGCGCTCTACAAGAAAACAGTTATCAAAACGTGCAATAGTCTCTTGGGCGGTTTCCCAAGTCATGCCACGAGGAGGGACCACTAGTGTGATTAAACGATCCATCCAATCTAAGTATAGACTGATAGCAGTGATAGGATTAAATGGATCTTCGGGACGACTGAATCCGCGTACTGGATCAAAATCCACCTCAATGTCAAAAAATGCAGTTTGCAATTTTGGAGCCGGTTTACCTAAATAGTTTTCTTCCAGGCAACGGTTAACAGGTTTAATGTCGCTTTCCCAAAGTCTTTTATTGCTGTGTAGTTTTAGTTCACGAGTATATTCTTTGTGATTACGAGTGCTAAACTTACTAACCGGAGTACCATAGATAGTTTTATATCGACCTTTTGGATCATCGTAATAGAACATGTAGTTAGCAGCGTACTCTCGATAAATCCGCTCTCCGTCTACACGTTCTACTATATGGATACGATTATCCTCTTTAGCAAACAAGGCATCAACATAACTCATAGAGTGCGACCTACAGTCTCCAAAATTGTATTGAGTTCTTCGTTGTCTTTGTTGGTTTCGTTGAGCTTGCTTTTAGCAGCAATTTTGATTGCTCGTTTTAATATAGCAGGTTTGATCTCCATTTCTTCTGCTACTGCTTTAATGGTATCATTTAAGCCAGCATTGAGGTCATCAATCTCGGTCATAACTTGAATACCTTCATTGATGATCTGTGTCAATTTGGCTTTTTGCTCGGAACTGAACATGCGACTGCTCATAGAGTCTCCTTAGTCTAAAATGTATATTATAGAGGGTATTGATGAAAAAAGCAAGAGAAGTGCTCACTTTAGTTGATCCGGGGTGGTAGCGGAGTTGGATCAACAGGGCAGCAGCCGCCCGACGCCTTAGGCCTAGATAACTAGGACGGTCCTAAGGGATTTCCTATATAGCCTTTTCGGTAAATTCCGCTCGGCTCCAATTTAATAAATGTCTTGCTTTCCAATCGTTTTGTGCGAATCCACGCAGTGATTGCCATTGGTCTTGATGTTGCAGTATACTATCTGCCGCAGCATGCCAATCTATGCTATCAATGCGTTCTTTAATCTTATTTAACTCTGAACAAAACTGTGAAAAAATATTTGTATCGTATTCTATGTGTATAACTTCAAATACATCACCGTGCTCATCTATGCTGTCTAAAGCAAAGTCAAAACCCCATTTTGGCACAGTGTTTAATAATAAGCTAGCCTGCGGTACAGATTCTTTTAATATAGATAGCTGTCGTTCTGCATCACCGCGGTATTCACAACGATATAATAACACACTATGATCCACTATGAGCTTAGGATCTGAACTGGTATACCAGGGCACTGTGTATGCACGATGGTTAAGACAGTCTGATAACTCATAGCCCATGAGCTGATAGTATTTTTGTTCAGCTTGGTTGAGTTCAAAGCCATCTTTATCGTAATAAAGAAAGTCGATTTTGTGTAGATCGTTGCAGAAACGATCACAATACAAATCAGTACGAATACCAATTCGATTACAACTTAGCATAGTTACTGTGTACGATCTTTATTATCTATAGCGCCGCCGGTAACCCAACTAGTACATGATCTAGTACCGGCACATTTGAAGTGATGAAAATTGCAATAACCTAAATCGGCCTTATGTATACTGGCCATTGCATCTACTGCTGAATCATCACCTTTGATGCCTGCTTCGATACAAGCCCACATTTTATCTGACACATCAAATGCGGCACAATTACCACATTTCATGGTCTTAGCGGTCTTTTCTGTGATATCCCAACGTTGGGCGGCTTGCTTCCAATAATCGCCGGGATTATCGGGATTAGCAGGCCCATAATAGTATTCGTCTATAGCACGTTGGCGATTTTTAAGGTTGAGATCAATATCGTGGGTGGCTCTAGGACATCCACGGGCAGCGGCTTCTACAATACGTAGATACTGTCTCATTAGTTATTGCTTTTGATGATGTGTTTATCTATGCAATCGTTGCAACTGCATTCCTTACAATCACAGCCGTCGGTGCGACATTCTATACCACAGTGATGAAAGCAGCCACAACCACAACGGTGAGTTAATCTATGATAATCTGCATCGAGTGGGTCTTCCATACTATACTCCTTGCGGGATTACAACCACATTGCTAATAGGTGTGCGTAATAGAATGTTGTCTTGTGTTCTAAAGTAAACTGCTTTTTGGCCAAAAGGTCTGTATAATTCTACGCTTTCTACTATACCACGTTGACTCATATCCTGTGTTCGTATAAATGCACCGACCTGTACGCTTTCTGGAACACAGTTTGGTACAGTACGGCCATTCTTTTTCTTAGTGCCAATGGGATGATAACCCTTCCAGCATGGATTGGTATTACGCAGACTCTTTTTTTCTTCTTCACCTACTAGGCGATTGCCTACAGGCGGCTTGTTCTTGCCTTTGAAGTGCCCGGTAAACTTAGGACCCGTGGCTGTTTCATTCTTGGGCTTTTTGCCAGCCTTTTTCATACTAATAGCTATGGCTGCTTGTTGAGCAGGGTTGGCAGCTTCAACCACAAAGTCTTTAATTTTCATAAATGTATTTATTAAGCTGTGAGAAAGATATACATAGTAGCCACACTAAAGATTACCAACATAGGAATCCATCCTATTAGTAAACCCAATCCTATAAAAAATGCCAACCATGCTGCGTGATAAGCATGTAGGTACCAGGGCATTATAAACTCAGCGCACGATCCTGCTGATCTTTAATGGCTCGACTTAGGCGCTCAATGTATCCTAAATTCCGTAATATTTTGAAACTCAGGTTTTCAACACTGTATTCGCCACCACTGTCTAAACCACTTTGACGCATCTTGCGTAACTTAGTCATTAGTCTACGTACATCTGCAGCATCATCGGCATTTTGAATTGTTACTGTGATTTGTTTTATAAGATCTTGTACTTTATGATTTACCGCTAAATCATCAATGCTTGGAGGTTCATAGCTGGGTTGTTTAACCCATGCATCATCTAATAAACTGTAAATGCCGCCTGATATAGGAGGTTCTTCAACATCTTCTACGTATAGTTCTACTTCATGGCCACGTACAATTACATCATGGTCATCATTCCAAATCTTTTTCTTAGCTTGATAAAACGCTTCGGCTAAATCATCGCAGTCTAAATCACTATAACGAGTAACCACATGCACATCAAAATCGCTAAAACGTGTATAGTTAAAATTAGCCATGCTGCCTGTTAATACTACATCTATTAATTTGAAATTAGGAATTTCTAAATATTCCACAAACATTTGTGCCGCTCGCAAGAGCTTGTATCTAACCTCACTGCGTAGATTAACACCTCTCCATGCTTCAGGCGCTAGTTCTTTATTGTAAGCAACATTAGATTTAACGTAATTGGGCATGTAGTATTTATTGTCTAGCTGGTTTTAGTTCCAATCCAGTCATTTATCCTATGATAAAATACATTATCGGCAAAAGTATTCGGATCGGCATCACGCCAACTATACACTTTCTTTTTATCGAATCGACTGTCGCAGCAATAGTGACTAATATAGTGGTTTTGATTTATTTCGTTCACACCGGGCACATAGCAATAATCTCTGGCGGTCATACGCACATGATTATTAGCACAGGCCGCTTGTAACGAAAACATACCCGACCACCATTTCAAATGCACCTCTGGGTGTTCTAGTACCATAGCTTTGTGTATAGATATCCAGTCATTTAAGATACGTTTGAAAGTAGCAGCATGCCCTATAACGGGAACGAAACCTCCATTGTAGGCACCGTGTCCTGATACTAAATGAGGCTCGACTACATGCCGATAATCGGTTAAACTTTTTAAGTGCCAGTTTTCATAGATATCACTGACTAACAATTCATTGGGTTCTAGAGGAATTTCCGGATGTGGACGCATATGAAACATGTCACAATCTAGAATTTCAATCACTTGATCTGGCGCGAACCTATCTATTAACTGTGCTAGTCCGATTTGTATATTCAATGGTACCAGATAAAATTCTTGATTGTTATCTTCGTTCATATAATCATAACAACCTTCACACAACAAGTGCGGAACATCTATATCCCATTCATAAGTTTCTTGTTTGGTTTCGGTGGTATGGTTACGCTTAATCACAGCAGCCATGGCTTTGTTACGTGCTAAATCTCCGTAACATCTTTTATGATTGTACCAAAATAAATCTAATTGGAGATGAAAGCTGCCTTGATTATATACAGCGGTTGGAATTGAAATCATTAGTTGACCTGTCAGTTAATGACAGTATTTATTGCTAGTCTTTACTACGACCCGATTTCATATTAGCACACCAATGATACATCTTACCCTTTTCACCACCGTACTTTTTAGCCTTGGCTCTAAGATCTGTGACTGATCCATTGCAACTAGCACCGGACCGTTCTACACGACCAGGGCGACTCCGTCCTTTAACTTTACCATCTGCAAAGTTTTCCGCGACACCACGCCCTAGGCCATCTAGCCCAAAATTTGTAGGTGGCTGATATTGACCGCCATGTTGTTGAATATGACTGGCTAGGTCTGCTAAATCTTTGAAGCCACGATCTTCTAGTTCTTGATCGACATCAACTAATTCTTTACCGCCCCACTTATATAGGGCCAATTCCATATGACCTACATCTTGATTCTTTTTCAATCCATTGATAACATAACCCACAATAGCGTCCCAATTCGCATCTTGCCGATCTTGGTCTAGGTCACTCATTACACCTTCCGCCACACCTTTGTTTATTCTATTTAATTCATAGTGAACTTTATTACCAGCATCGGCCCTAAATGCTTTGAATCCCAATGCCCGAGCATAACGCTGAACTAATCTATCGTACAAATTAGCACGACTTTGTGATTTTTGTCCGGGTTCAACTTCTTTACTAGCCGAAAAGACTACTCTTTTGGGCTTGTATTTCTTAATAAATGTTTGAATAGCACTTAATACTGTAGCAAATATTCTCTGTGCGTCACCTTCACCTGTTACTTGTTGACTGTTATTTCTATAAAATTCAACACTCCAGGCTTCTTCTCCTTCTTCATTTGCGTCTAGGTTGAACATGATATTTAGATCATCACCATTGGGTATTTCAGCGTAGACTGTTACCTCATCCATGTCACCTGGATACCATTTGAGTCTGTAGGGTTGGTCAAAGGCTTCCGCCACACCTTCTTTGATGTTTTTCCACTTGTCGGCTAGCGAATTTACAAAGTCATCGACTGTGGCTAAGTTATTCTGCTGCATGAACTTGATGATTCTTATAGCATTATTGCGATCAGCATCTGGTCCTGGCTTGCGAGCATTGCTCAAGTCTACTGCTAGGCTTTTAGCCAAGCCTTGCTTGTCATAGGTATATTGTAAGTCATAACGCTTGCGATCGGCATCCTTACTTAATTGTGCCTTGGTCTTGGCCTGCATGAGTTCCATCCATGGCTTTAAGTATCCACCCCGACGTCTTTCTACATAACCACGAGCAGGATCCTGCCCACGGAGTTGACTGACACCGGCCAGTTTACGTGTATCACGCTGACGCCAGGCTGCTTGGTCATTGAACAAGTTTACAGGAATACCTGCTTTTTTGGCTAAAATAATTACCTGTCTTGTACGAGCACGAGCAGCTTCGTCGGCGTCTGGTGCTATATAAAGATCTATTACTTTGATGGCAGCGGGTATAGCATTTTCCCTGCTAAAGATACGATCCTCTGCTTCATGTGCTTTGTGATGATCTTTCATGGGATCGCGATTATTCCAGTAATCTATTGCTTTACCAGGATAGCGTTGATTATAAAAGTCGCCATCAAGTTCAAATAACACAGCATCTTGTCCAAGATAACCATGATAGCCACCGTGGCGTGTTCTAGTGGTGCTTAGGAAATATGGATAGCCCTTGGGAGCAAACTGTGCTTCCCAGCTGGTGCCTAGTGTATGACTAAGTTCAAATTGGCCTGATTGTAGGATTTTAAGTGCAGTGGTGACTCGAGTATAATGAAATACTCGGCTGCTAATACGCTCTATAAGGAATTCAGTCGCTCTCATCGCATGTATTTAAGGTAATATTTGAAATTCTCGTGTCTATCTTCGATACCAGCTAAGGCAGGATTTATTCTTTTAGTCACTGCCACAGTATTGGCAAAATCCATTACACCAGGGCGAACTCGTTCAAACCAATACCATATAGCAATTTCTGCTGCTATGTCTGGTCTCGCTGCTAGGTCAGGATTCTTCAATAAGTCAATGCCCAGTGCCTGACTAGCAGCACGATAGTTATCACGACCAGTTAATTGTATGAACCCGCGACCCTTAAAACGCTCGCCATCACCGGTTTTGACATTACCTAGTTTTTGTGCAGTGCGTGGTGCGTGTTTGGGATCATATCGCTTAAAGTAATCTTTCCCCTGTGGAACTTCTTTCATCTTCTTAAAGTCCCACGACTCATGTTCCATTTGTGCTAGAAACTGTGCTAGTTCAATACCTTTGATGCCAGACTTTTGTGCTCGTTGTGCTAGTACATTAGCTTTGGGGTTTTCTAATTTAATGGTTTTATTTTTTACCGTAGGTTTTTCTATAGGCGGTAATTGTTTTGCCGCAGGCTTTTCTGGTTCTGCTTGTTTAACAGCAGGAGCAGCCTTGGCTTGTGGCACTGGTGCAGGTGCAGTTTGTGGACGCTGTGCTGGTGCTACTTGTGCTGGAGGTATATCATAAGCAGGTCGTGGTTTTTCATATCCGGCTTTATGAGCGTAGCCTGTGGCTATGGCAGCAGCACCTAGGCCGGTGGCAAACCATTTGGGCCAGTCTTCATCTAGCTCTTGTTCAACCACAAGTTCATGCAGTCTCATTTTTTTATCACCACTGGGTTATGTCCTACTACCTTGGCGAACCATACTACAACTGGTAGGTTAGGTGTGGTTTTAACATAGGGATTTGGTTCTATTTCAATGTCAAGACCACGTGGTAGTAATATTTCTTTTTCATCTGAATCATGCACACTGACTTTATTCATGCTCAGTGCCGAGTACCCTGCTGGTACTGTAATATGTAGGATTTGATATCCATTATATACTTCCTTGACGCCTTTACTTACTACACCTATTGGATAAAGTTTTAGATTTCCTTTAGGTATATTTCGAGGTTTGTGATTATTATAGGTTGTATAGTCAAGTTTGGCAAAACTTACAGAGGCTATCATAAAATCTGTAGTTGTGCTAGTATATGCCGGTAAATGAACACGCACTGGCTTTGTGACATCAGCGTGATATTTTTCCCATATTCTGCCTGGACTTTCTGGTATCCCTGAATATACCTTGATGTTCTCTTTTAGTTGATATTGTTTTAACACATTATCAAGTCGTTGGATATGACCATATTGATCTTCGTCATGGCCTTGGTTTCTATAATGATGATGTAGGGTAGTGTTGATTATAGCAGACCCAAGGTCGGAATAGTGTTTTAACGATCTTCGGTCTTGGTCAATGGGACCTCGGTATTGTTGGGTACGATGGATAGTGCCTGGTGACACTGCTATTTCTGGTTCAGCGGGTTGTTTTTCAGATATAGTACTTTCTGTTTTGGGCGGTTTAGTGAGGCTGTGGGTTTCAATACTGGGATAATGTTGTCCACGCTGTGGGTGCTGTGGTGTGGCACGACGCATGATGTCCCGGCTCGGAGCATCTGATAACACAGCCTGTAAGCCAGGGTGAAGTGGACTAGGCCACGCACCATATTCTACCCAGTCATAACCTTGTGTTTCCCAATCTAGTCGTGGCCGAAATTCCCGCTCAACTATGGCTAGAAAGTTATAGTAAGTAAATCCTGATTTATGCTTAAACACATATAACGGTACCATTTTCATTGCACCAGTATATCCAGCTTCTTCCGCCACTTCTCTTTGAGCAGCACGAGCAGGATCTTCACCTTCATCAATAGCACCACCCCAAGTACCCCAAGTACCAGGTTGTTCTACCTTGGAACTACGATGTGCTAAACAGAATCTACCGGTATCCCGTGCCAAGATAATACAGCCAGCACCACGACGCCCCCAAAAGCCAGTTTGTTTGAGAGCCTGCCGGTGTTCTCGGTCATCATCAAATAAATCGTCTACTCTCATGCCCGGTCCGGAACAACGGTTAGTCCAAGTTGAGCATATCTACTATTTCTTTCTAACCACTGTCTGGCATGTGCGTTAGCCTCGGCTTGAGTAGTTACACCACCGAATGTGTGTATGACTTGATTTTGGTCTGTGACAATATTCCAACGACCAGTAAATTGGCCATGATCGACTCGGCTTTCCGGGGCAGATCTAGGTCTTATAGCAATAAGATAATAAGGAGCCGATGGTGAATGTCGTATTAAACTTGCTGCTAGTCCTTGTGAAGAAAGCCAGCGAGTAAATGCGTCTTCTGCTTCCTGTCTTGTATTACGAATAAAATAATTGATCACAGCATTATCACTGGATCTTATTATAGCAAAATTAGCATCAGGATCACTTTCTGGTGCGGTCATTGATCCGTCAAGTCTACGCTCAGGCTGTGATTGAGCATCTTGCGAATTTCGTGGATTTATGGAAATCAGATAAAAATCAACCACCCGCGCTCCGGTATGTTGAAGCCATCTAGTATATTCTTGTACTGCTCCTTGTTGGGTACTGGCAGTAAAATACCTAATCGGAACATTGTCGGCCACTCTTATGATCGCGTAGTTAGCATCCGGCATTGACTCTGGTGCGGTCATTGATCCATCGGCACGTCGAGATCGAGAAGATTCTGGTTCAGGACTACTAGGTGTCTGATCCCCTGTGTAGGGTTTGATCACTTGTATTGTGGCTGCTGCGGCATCAAAGCGACGCCCCCATTCCGGGTAGCCTTCATAACCAATGGCCTTGGCCCAGGCATCATTGCGATTAGCGGCTACCACTTGTAGACTAGCACTGGAACCAGGAACAGTGACATTCCAGTAATATAGTTTGCCTTCATCGGGCTTTTTGTTTACTTCGCGTTCAAGTTTGGCCTGCTTAAGGAAACTCTTTAGTGCTGCTTTTGGCAGTGCTCCTGCCGCATACTTGGAAAAGTATTTTATAGTGTCACTGGCATTTTCTGGTGCTATGACTTTGTATAATTTCTTTGAGTATTCTTCTTTATACTTTGCAGGATCAACTGCTGCGTCTAAGGCTACTACAAAGCGATTCATAGTAGACACAATCTTGTCTAGGTCTGCGTTGAGCCAATCACCACCTGGGCTGCGAAATTCTATGTATTTTTCTTTGTTGTTTATGCTGATATACTTGCCGGTTGATCCACTGTGTATCATTTTACCGGCCAATTTGTTTAAGCCAGCCTTCATCATATCTAGTAGGCCCGGAACTTGATTGCGATTGCTTTTGGCACGCGATAAGATCTCATCCATGGCACTCTTACAATAGGTATTGGCTGACCTGCCAAATTGTTCTAGTACATACTTGTCGCCCAGCAGCAGTGCCAATTTGACATAGTCTAGATTATCCATGTTCATGTTAGGTACACTGACATTGATGTGTAGCCCGGTGGTACGATTAGTATAGCAGTTATTATCTCTAGCGTATTCTTTTACAGCTTCAAGATGCTGGGTCATTTGTTCTAGTGTAAGTGGAGGACTAACAAACTCTAGGCCTGTGTCACCGGGGTTATCACCATCCAAGCTACTGTCTGGCTCAACCACATAAGTATCAGGTTTACGCTTGGCACCATGATAACTTTGGCTGTAGTCAACCTTCATATTCACATAGGCTGCGAAGTCATTGGCTACTTTGCCAACATCGGCGTCGTCATCACCAGCTAGTTCCCAATATGGCCAAGTCACGAGATGACTGAAACTGCTTTCAATGTCAGTCATGTAGCTGTAGCTATTACGCAGAAAACGACTGAAGCCGGTTTCATGATCGGGTTCCGACTCTTCCATGGCATCATCACGAGCTAGATCGTATATCTCGTCATTATTGTTTATACTTTCGTCTCTACGATCTGCTATTAGGGTACTATATATTTCTTCGATAGCATTTTTACGATCACGCTCATCAGCAAACTTTCGATCGCCTAACTGCTCTGCGGCCTCCTGCCATAGTTCTTCGCCTAGTTCTTTTTCAACTGCTTGTTCTACATAGTATTCTTCGTTTTCTTCCCACCAGGATTGTTCTGCTTCCTGCCAGTAATCACTTTCGGCGTATTCTTGAAAGAGCTCGTCGTGTAGCCTACCTATTGATGCTCTCGAGTTGTGGTCGCTGTCAAGGAAAAAATTTTCTATTGATTGCCAACTGCGTACACGCTCATCGTTGGTATAATCGGGTTCACTTTCGGCGTTATCGTCAGTTTCAACATTGGGCACAATCATTTCAAATTCCATGCCCACACGAGCATCAATCTTACCGGCCAACTGTTTAAGGTTGCCGGGGCTCATGTTTATTTCAAATAGTTCCTGTTCCGCTATAAAATGTCTAGCTCTCATCGTCTTACCCAGTGTGCAAACATACTAATTTCATAACTAACATCGTCATACCCATATGGTTCAATTATGGTATCTTTAATATGAGTTTCCATACGGTCAAACCCTCGGCGCACAGGAAATGCAAAAAAGTCTGTGCCGCGACTACTACCGATATGAAATCCACCAATTTCCATTAAGTCCTGTGCCAATAAATTACCAATCTCTCGAGGAGTTTTAGTATTTAACGATCTTAAATTTATTGCAATGTAACCCATGACTTCTACGCCAGGGATTCTACTTAAATTTACCCAGTTAGCTGCACCTCCAGCGGTTTGTACATCGTCGGCTATGAGTACCAATTTCAAACTACGCATGGCAACTTGATACAGTGTTTGTGCTATTTTTTGACCTCTATAAGCAGGATCAACTGCTATCCCTGCCACAGATTTGGCATTTTTGCTAGGAAAGTTTACAGATTCTAAACTCATCTTGGCAGCTACCTTGCGACCTTGGGGATCTACCACATAAACATCATTAAGATTGTTTTGAAAACTTAAGAGCAGATTTTCCCTGCCAGGAAAAGGAATACGATCGTCTAAGTATTTTCTATAATCTAGTTTAGCTAGCCAATCGCCTTTGTATAACTCTTGCGGTAATAGAATGATTTCTTGTAATGAATCATCGAATAGTTGGTCAACACGCACTTTAGCCCCTTGACTGCTTAGGGCCTTTGCGTTCCTTCCAACGCTTGTCTGTTGAGCACCAGTAACGACCATAGCCTTCTGTAACATCACCTGCATCTAACTTTCTTATATAACTATTAGCAGATTCTTTGCTGTCAAACGCAGGACCTACTGGATTACCCTGTGCATTTTGAATACGATAACGCACTGTTGGCACGCCATTACTGTCGCTGACAACATGCTTGGTCAACCGATAACTAGTAGGTTCAGTTTTTTGATCAGGATCGTATTCAACATCTCTTATGAGTTTTTCAGCAGGGGCATCACCTTCTTGTACACCACCAACTACATCGTTATAGTTGTCCATGCTCAATGGCTGCCCTGTTGAGCTTAAACTAACCAGCTTTTCAACTACATGATGAAGATCCATATCTGATTGAGCATCTTCTTTACTATACTCCATTATACGCAATAACAATGGTACATCCATAGTTACAGTATCAGTGGGATTAGCGGGTTTATCTTCAGGTTGATTTTCTGCTGGTTGTGGCTTGGGTGCTTGATCTTCTTGTATTGAATCATGTTTAGCAAAAATATCAAATATTCTCATGACTATTTCCTTTGCATGACCTTAGCCAACAATTCTGCAAAACTTTTACTGACATTAGGATCGTTTAATTTTGTTGCTATATCTTTTTCCAAATTAACTGCATCTTGTGCTGTCATTGGTTGCTGTGGTTGTTGCTGTTGAGTTCCTGCTTGATTAGAACTTATAGAAACATTAGCAGCTGGACTAACTGGAGCTACTGCTTGTTGTGTCTGTGCTCCTGGTGCCGGCTTAGGGGGTTGTCCGGGTTTAGTCATGCCAGTGGTAGGCATAATAGGACCAACTTCATTTAGTTCATGTGTAAAAAATTCTAATATACTGCTAGCAGCATCTTCATAGTCTAAACCCGACTCCATTAATCCTATCATGGTCCGCTGTACGGCTATACGATCTTTATGACCGGCACCGCCGTAGATGTCGCGACCCTCCACTAGGTCTTTTACAGTGATTAACCCGTTAACAATACGCATTTTTAACCATAGATCAATGTTTTCTGCTACACTTTCGAACCCAATGCCGCCACCTTGTTGTTTAATCATGGATTTAACACGAGCGATTTCTTGTTCTAATGCATGTTGCTTGACCCAATACCCATGGTCATCACTTAGTTTATACTTAGGATCAAATTGTGATTCTAAATGTTGTAATTTCAACTTAAGATTACTAACATCTACTGGGATCTCGTGTTGAACAGGTGCAGCAGTGGATTTAAGATTAGCTTGACGATCTGACTTAAATTGGTTAGCTAATGATTTAACTTGTCCTGCTAGACCGGGCTGTGTTTCTCCAACTACTGGAGCACCATTCTTAACCATGTGTCTTAGTTCGGCACGAGCAGTATTTACAGCATCTTGCATGGATTCTTCGTGACTCCATGTATCTTCAGGAAGCTCTTGCCCATTGGCATAGTATTTGACCAGGAATTCATCCCACTCTGTGTTTTTGTAAACCACAGCAGTATGCTGGTTATCGCCACCTTCAATGGTGCCCACACGACGCAGAGCAGATTCGTTAATATGATTCATATTATCGTTTCTGGTTAAGTTGACCTAATGTCTGCGAACTAGATTTATGTTGCTGGCTACGTTCTACATCGCCCATAGTGGCTGGGCGCTCACCGTCGGCTTTACGAAAATACGCTGGTGTTTTTAATTTCTTGCGTGCTTGGTCCCCACTTTTTACAGGATCGTATTCTTCTTCTTTCATGCGGCGTCGAACAAACGGTTTACTAACAGTGGCCACTGATCCTGCTCCGGTTGCACCGCCACTGGCAGTTTCGCCCATCATTGGTGCTGGCTGGCTGACCTTGTTCATTACTTCGTATTCCATCCATTCCTTGACTTGACGAAGATAATCATTAGCTAGTGTGATTTTTTCTTGTACCCACCCTTCAAGGCCTTGGCGCTCTGTGATGTGTCTTAGCATACGATGCAGCTCAATGGCGTTACTGGCTGCATTATAGCACTGTTCACGAGCCATTTGAATTTCGTGATCATCGTGCATTTCTACTACAGCTTGCACAATGTTATGGTTTTCGGTTATAAAATCGGTGGGTTTCATAGCAGTCCAGTTAATAATATGTTATATTTATGCTGTGATCTTTTGTTGCATGATTCTAAACACATCCTCATCGAAAGCACCAAACAGATCTTTGACTAATGCACGTTGAGTCTGCTCGTCGGCCGCAGCAAATTGTGCTCTAAATTCACTAGCACTACGCATGGGTTTACCTAGTACAGTGAAATTAAAAGTAGGCACAGTCATAATATAACCATGCTCGCTCATTGGCCTAAGGTCTGCAAGTTTATTAGGTACAGGTTGAAAATATCCAGGACTGCCGTCCTTTTTGGTCCATTTACCAAAGCGTGGATCTTCGGCCATGTCCTTTTCACTTACGGCAAAAATAAGTTTTGTCTCTGGAGGATAGTTTACAGTAAGCTCGTGTGCTTTATAAGGATCACGAGTTTCTACCACACGGTCTAACGGAACCCCGGTTAAACGCATAAAGGCAGTTTTTTCACCAAACCCAAATGGGCTTTTTGGTGGCTCAACCTTGTTACTGGTAGCGATAAACACATTATCTCTACCAAATTTTTTAACTAAAAAATCATATACAGCACGATGACCTTTGTGGAATGGTTGAAATCGTCCTGGGTATATGACCAATGGGCTAGAGGAAACTGCTTCAAATAATTCAGTAAGGAACATAATGTAGTATTTATATTCCTAAAAAAAAGACCGCCTAAGCGGTCTTGTTTTATGCAGGTTGCGCCACTGGAGCTGCTGCTTTTTTAGTAAAATCTGGCATTTGGTCCAGGTTACCTTTGTATTCGTAGTGCCCACAGTGGTTCAATAATACCTTGCTGTGCGCCCAAATTTCACCACCTAAGGCTTGCCATCTGCGACAAAACAACCAATCTTCACTGAGATAGTGTCCTCGAGGATCTATAGCAGTATCAAAGATAGCGTACATGTGAGGTTCATATTGTTTGCCCAGGCCTACATCGTCTACATATTTGGTTTCTGGATGTGCTTCACACAAACGTTTATATACTTCTCGTTTGAAAATCAAGAAACCAGTGCCCATTGTATCTACAGTAAACACATCACCTTGGATTTTGGTTTGTGGTAGTAGATTAATTACATAGTTAGTAGGAATCGACTTCTTAGGATATAGTCCACCAATTACTTCTTTATCGTATACTAACATCTGGAAAACACTGTCTGGCTCAAATCTAATGTCAGCATCAATAAACATAAAATGCGTGGCATTCTCGTTGCTCATCATTTTAGCCATTAAGTTATTACGACCTCTGGTGATAAGACTTTCATTCACCATAGTATCTAAACTCCAGTTTAATCCAACTTTAGCAGCCATTAGAATAAACTTCAGTAAACTAGTCACAGTGGGCTCACTCATCATACCGCCATAACAAGGAATACCAATATGTAAGTGCAACTTGGCAAAATCAAAGGGTCGACCGGCACGTGGCTCTTCGGCAGCGGAGGCGTTTTCAGCCTGTTGTTTCATTAGAGCACTGATTTTTTGTACTACCTCAGTGGCACTTTTACCAGGTAGCTCAACATCTGCTTTTTTAGGTGTATTATTTTCCATATCTTTACTTTGGGTTGATTACTATTTCTTGACAATACCGTATGATGAGTGGATCTATCAGTCTGATCATATCCACTATGCGAGGATCATTGACATAAAAATATCCTGCGCTGAGATATTTATTACTGGTCTTGATCCTATTCAATAATTGTTTTCCTATTTTAATTTCATCGCCTAGTCCAGTGAGATAATTCCCTAGGCTAGGGATAGTGTCGCTGTTGGTTTTATATCCATCACGCAATGTTACTTTATACCTATAGCCTATATGCTCCCGCAATACAATATTACCTTTTTCAATATACTCCATATCTTCCGGGCGCACCAAACTAACTTCGTCAAGACGATGAGTATGTTTTGCTAACTCCTCGCTGGCTAATTTATACAGTTCGTCAATGTTGGTACCAAAAATACTAAAGGTACTACGTTCAGATCTAAATTTTAGATCCCTATCACTAATGTAAACTTTATAAAAGTCTGTAGTAGCAGTATAATCCACTATGGATCTATTACTGTCTAAGCGTTTACTAAACTCCATTCGATTAATAAGCTGGTCTTCATCTGCGCTGCCAGAAAAATATACACAGCCCGGCACAGTATAAACTAGTTTGTAGAGATATTTTTTATAAAACTTTCGATTACTATAACTAATCTTAACTCTTTTATTGAGCTTAGACCACTGAGATGTATCCATTTTCGTCAACTTTCGCTTGAGTGTCTGTTAGTGCTGGAAACATATTAAACATTTTTACGTCAAATGTCAATGCTTTGTCTACGCATAATACTATCACAGTGCTACCAGGTGGTAGACTTTCAAATAAAATTTTCTTACTGATAGGAACTTTGATCAATTCGTTAATGGTCCTTGCCAATGGCCTTGCCCCCATCTTTCGATCAAACCCTTGCTCGATTAAGTAATCCATGGCACTTTCAGTCAAAGTAATTTTGATCTGTTTGTCGGCTAACAAATCATTGACTTCATTCATGAACTTAATCACAATTCTACGCATACTTTCTTTATCCAAGTACCCAAACTTACAAATAGCATCTAGTCTATTACGAAACTCGGGACGGAAGAACTCTTTTACTGCGCGATCATCTTCGCCTGTGCGTTGTAGGTCTGTACTAAACCCAATGGTATTGCGTTCGTTATCTTGTGCACCAAGATTCGATGTCATAACTAAGATACAATTACGAGCATCGGCCCGCTTACCATTGCTACTGGTTACAAAGCCCTCATCCATAAACTGTAGCAGCACGTTACTGACATCAGGATGCGCTTTTTCGATCTCATCAAATAATACCACGCTGTTAGGGTTCTTTTCAATTTGACTAATCAGTAGACCACCTCCTAGGTTGGCATCATCATAACCTACGTATCCTGGAGGAGCACCAATTAATTTAGCTACTGCATGCTTTTCTTGATACTCACTCATATCAAATCGCAGCAATTTCATCTGCATGGTTTCGCAAATCAATTTAGCTAGTTCAGTCTTGCCAGTACCAGTGGGCCCTAAAAATAAGAAACTGCCAATTGGTTTGTTCAACGGCTTCATACCAGCCTTGGCCACGTAGATTTTTTCTAAAATATTATCTACAGCTCGGTCTTGACCGTACAGCCTGGTTTTGATAGTGCTTTCGATATTCATCAAGCTACTACTTTTGGTCTCTGCTCCAATTTGATCAGCGGGTATCTTAGTGGCTCTACTCAGAGTTTCTACTATATGGGTTCTATTCAGAACAAAGTTTTCCTCTAGATCAGGCCTAATACGTTGTTTAGCAGCAGCAGTATCGATTAAATCAATGGCCTTGTCTGGTAATTTTTTATCAACTTGGTAGCGAACACTATAATCTACCGCAGCATCAATGGCATCGACTCCAATTTTGATATTATGAAATTTTTCAAATTCAGATTTGATACCTCGCAATATCTCCTTAGCTACACTAGCACTGGGTTCGTCTACACTGAGTTTATAAAATCTACGCATCAGTGCGCGATCCTTTTCAAAGCTCTGTGTATATTCTTCCCAAGTAGTGCTAGCAATCAATTTGATCTTGCCTTTGGTCAGAGCAGGCTTCATCATGTTACCGAAATCCACTGTGCCTCCACCACTGCTGTTACCTGCCCCACGCATGGTATGTGCTTCATCGATAAACAAGATGCATTTACCCTTAAGTTCTAAGGCCTTTAATACGTTTTTAACCTTTTCTTCAAAATCACCGCGATACTTACTACCCGCTAACATATGGCTTACATCTAAGTTGTATACTATGTAATCCTTAAGGTATTCGGGAACTTGTTTATTAATGATATTTCTAGCTAAGCCTTCGGCCAGCATGGTTTTACCAACGCCGGGATCACCTACTAGGAGTATATTGGCTTTGTTGCGTTTGGCCAGAACTTGTGAGATTTCTTGTAATTCTGAATCTCTACCAATGATCGGATCAATTTCACCATTGCGAGCCAATTCATTTAGATTAGTGCAGTATTCAGCTAATACTTCCTCTGCTTTTTGTGGAGTTTGTACATTGTTACTGGGCTCTTCGGATTCATGTGCTAGTTTTTTATACACACTAACCATGGTTTGCCTATCTAGACCATACTTGGCCATAAAAAACAGTGCATGGGAATTGTGTTCGGCAGTGATACTTAGCAGTAAATCCAGTATCTTAATGGACTTTTGTCCATTAAATAATGCCTGTGTTAGTGCACGATTAAACACACGCTCCAGGCTTTGGGTCTTTTTTGGTGGACTTTCATTTTTTACCACCAAATGATGCTGAGTTCTAATATATTGATCTAATTCAGCAACTAGATTAGTAACATCAAACTTTTGTTTGATCATTAAATCCTGGAATGGTTTATGTAAGAATATGCTTAAGGTCAAATGTTCTAACGTTACATATTCATGTTTCAAACTTCTTGCTGCTTCACCGGCCCTGAGAATGATTTCTTCAATGTCGGCGTTAGGACGCATTTGTGATGACATAAATTATACCAGTTCTTTTAGTTTATCGATTTGCTCAATGGTTAGTGCTCGTGGAATTTCAACGATTAATTCAACTATTAGATCTCCTCTTATGGGATGATTGACGTCCCATAGTCCTTGCTGCGGGATTCTAAACTGTGTACCAGGTTGACTGCCCCGGGGAATAACTATTTCAAAGTCCTTGTTGTCTAAAGACTTGATTGTGGTTTTGCATCCTATGATCGCATCAACAGCATTAATCATGGTTTTTGCATGTAGATTTAATCCGTTTTGAGTAAATCTGCTGTCGGCATGTATTCTAAATTCTACATAAAGATCACCTGGCGCTGCTGTGCGTATGTGCTGTTCTCCGTGCCCGGGATAGCGCATTTGCATATTACCTTGCACACCGCGCGGTATGTCAACTTGTACTGTTCTTGAAGCTCCCGATGGATCTTTGATATCAACATGTTTAACCTGGGGCTGCAAAGTGCTGGCTAAGTCTAAATCAATCACAATCCTAAGGTCTCTATTTCGTGGTTGTTGCTTAAAAGAATTTCCAAATGGATGACCTTGAAACCTTGTTCCGAAAATTTCATTAAGATCTGGACCGAAGTTAAAACTAAAGTTGAATCCGCCACCATGTTGTTCAAATGCTTGCTGCTGTTCCCATTGTGCACGACGAGTGGGATCTGTTAAGGTGCTATAGGCTTCCTGTATTTCTTGGAATTTGGCTTGATCTCCGCCGCGATCAGGATGATGCTGCATGGCTAGTTTTTTATAAGCCATTTTGATTTGATCTTCGGATGCGGATGCATCAACACCTAATATTTTATAGTAGTCTTTCATATTAGTATATAGCAAAAGGAAAAAGGTACAGTATGATTATACTATACCTTTTGTTGGTAAGTCAAACTAGATTATTTTTTAGCTGGAGGAATTTCCGTAGCTTCTAGCTTTTGACGCACCTTGATAGTCTTGCACTCTTGTTCGGGCTTGCCGTCTTTGCCCATTACAGGCTTGCCGTCTTTGACTTTATCATGACAAACTTCTTTCATTACACCTTGACCGGCAGAATGATTGTCTTTGGTTTCTTCTTTCTTTTCTTCAGCTTTGGCAGCTGGTGCCGCGTCTGCTGGTTTAGCTTCAGCAGGTGCTGCAACCGCAGGTGCTGCTGGTGCTGCTTCTGCTTTTTTCTCTTCTGGTTTGCTGCAAGCTGTTAAGCCCACAGCCAATAACATCGATACTAATAGTGTGGATAGTTTCATTTTGTCTCCTTAAATCCATTCTCTTGGTGGTTCTACTGGGGCTGGCTTACCACCAAACCCAGTTACTACTTGTCCAAATCCGCCTTGGGCTGGTGCCCCAAAGCCGCCGGCGCTGGCACCAAAATTATCCGCCGGGGCGCTTGAGAAATTTCCTGCTGCTGCTCCAATGCCGCCTGCTCCTGGTGCGCCAAATGTAGTAGTTACGCTTTGGCTAACTGGTTGCATACCGCCGTTATTGGCACCATTCAGTTTCTCTTGTGTACGACCCCAGGCACTTAATCCTAGTACAGCACCCATGGCCATATGGAATAGGCCTGCACCTACTAGGGTAAGTGGTTGCCATTGACGGAATGCATCATTGGCTGCTTCGGTTTCCCAAAACTGTACAATTGTAAACATGATAGGAAATACAATAAAATCAAATACGCACACAATCATGTACATCCAACCCATAGCCGGACGCCACTTGGAATTCATCCAATCTTCTTTGGCTTTTTCACTGTCTGAAATCGCTGGTTGTTCTTCTTTCTTGGCCTTGGCCATGCTAGTCTCCTTATAGACCCATCACATGCAAGGCATGTTGATAGTGTTTGATACGATCATCTAGCCCTAGTGTACCACCATTGATACGCTTGGTTAGTGTCAACATATCACCTTTGTCAGCCCATTGGTTTAATTTATTGGTTTCCCAAAACCAGCAGGCTGATTGTACTGCACCTTCAAATGTAGCTAGATAAGCAGGTATGTCATTGATATCAGTTTCGATGCTGTCAGCAAAGTTTTGATAGTTATTGCGTCCAGTTAATTGGATTAGGCCACGACCACAAAATCTCCAACCATCTCCGGATTCTTCTGGACCATTGCCCATGCGATTGGCATAAGCACGATTGGCAATTTTTTCTTCATTGCCTGCATATTGATTGGCTATGTCCATGTTAGGGAAATACTTGGGCCATACTTTAGTCAAGCTGGCAGCACGATATTTTAGATTTTCTTTTAGGAACTTAAAGTTACCTGACTCATGCCCACACTGGGCCATAAATGCTGCCACTCGTTGTGGTGTATTAATATCATAGTCGGGCAAGCATCTTTCCATGGCTGAGTGCCAATAATCCACATAGGGATTACCGGGAATGAGTTGGGCTAGTTGCTCTTTGGTTAGAATAAAATTACTCATTTAGCACCTTTGCTTTTAACATCGTCATATATTTTCTTTTGTTCAACATACCAGTCATTCCATCCATCCACTTTCAAGCTGCATTGGTGGTATAGTGTATAGTTATGTACAATGACTTTGAGCATTTCTGTTATAGCCACCGCATCACCTTCGATGAGTTTTAGTTCATTGCATTTTTCAGTCAGCTCTTTAACTGGTTGTGGAAATTCAGGCATCATTAAGATAGGCTTGTTAAATCCACATCCTGCTATCGTGGCTGCTACAAGGGCAATAAGGATTAATCTCATTTCTTTTCTCCCTTGGCTGCATCATTAATGGCTTTTACTGCGGCTTTATTGTGTTCCTCTACCACAATCTTAGGAACAGGACAGTTTTTAATCGATGTTTGCAGCTCTGCCAGTTTCTTTTCAAATTCGGCACGCTGCTCTGGCGTCATATCTTTTACTATGGTCTCTTTGATAGTTTCGCCCTGTACTATGCGATCAATGTACTGAATCTGTGCTGCACCACGCTCTTTGACCACTCGATCCTTGTACACAATCTTTTCTTGTATTTCTACATTCTTTTGTGTGGCTTTCTTTTCGGCTTCAGCTAAGGCAACTTTCATTTTATCAATTTCAGCTTGCCATTTGGCTTCGTTGGCAATACCACCTTCTACCCAAAGAGTCAAAGCTAGCACAAATGCACTAAGAATGCCAGCTGGTAGTCGATAGGGTACAAAGCTGAAAAATGCAGTAACAAATAATAATCCTGAACTGATCAGCAGAAGTATGTGCCAGACCATGTCCGGTATAAATTCAAACATATACATAAGTTGCCACATAATTGAACTACCTCCTTGAGTTTAACGAATGCCGGCTGCTATTCTTAAACTTTCTGTAAAATCATTTTTTGGTGCGCGAGTTGTAACTGTGACTCCTGCTGCGGTGCGTAGGCGATCTAGGCTTTCTCCTAGTTCTCTGTGCTGCATGGCATAATCTTGCGGGGTCAAAGCAATGGTATTACTGATTTCTTCTACCTCTGCTCTGCATTCACGTGACGGTTTATGGTTGGCAATAATCCAATCCCCTAAATCCTTTTCTACCAATTTGCCTACATCTTCAAACATAGTCACTAGATTATCTGCTAGTACAGGTTCACGATCTGCTTCAACAAATACCAAATAGGTTCCGTCATCTAATTCACCTGAACTGCTGTCGGCATCTAGCACCCAATCATAACTTTTTTCTATAAAATTAACCAGATCCAGTGCTGGATTCTTACCCTGTATCTTAAAGGTAATAACCGCAGTTTCCTCATCGGAACCGATCTTGCTTTTGTATTCGTCAACAGTGACACGATTGTCTACTAGTCTGGCTAAATCGCCAGCTTCTAAACCTTCATTAAACTGTTGGCGGTGCTGCTGGTGCAGGTTCTGCTGTAGGTGCTGATTGTTCATTTGGTTGTTTCTCATCGGCTTGATAGATATCGTCATCTAATCCCACTTCGTAACTTTGTTCAATATCTTCTAAGTCCACAGTTTCTGATTCAAGTTCTACACTACCACGATGTATATCGGTCATAAGCTGTTTAGGCATAACAATTTCTACTAACCAGACTGGCTTCTCTACCATTCTAGGCATATGTGTGTCAGGCCTGAAATCCGACTGATCTTTAACTTTAACCGGATAACTAAACGTGGTTTTTCTAAATCTTACTTTACAGTTATAATCTAATAAACGTTCTGCACCACGAGGATCAGGCATGAGCTTGTATGGCCACATAAAAGTACAGGTAACAAAGTATTTTTCATAAATTGGACCTTCAACTAACTCACCTTTGATCCAATTTTGAAACACATAGGTATCTAATTCATCCAGTACACGCTCAAAATCCATAAGACTTTCCAGAGCACTGTCTGTCATGTAGATGTTTTTAGTGTTATCAATTATATCTCGTACGTTTGCGACCATGTTGGAACTCTTTGTAGTATTTATGAATATTTATAAATTCAGGTCACAGCTGGTAAAAACCGGACTAAGCCAAATACTTATCATGTTTTTACAGAATTTATCTACACGTAAAAAAGCAGATTGGTCGAGCCTAAATACCTGTGTGTTTGCAATAAACACCTAACCAAAATCAAAATGACATTTACTTTAGGAGAAACTAATTTGTCAGCAAAACGTCGGGCTCAAAACAGCCGCCGAAATCAATTCGACGCGGCTAATGTAATTGGAATCAACGATTATGTGCAGCAAAAAAGTCGTCAAGTCACGCTGCTACCTAAGACATTAAAACAGGAAGAATATATCGATAAACTACTTGACCCATCTCGACTTATTGTTTTTGCCACAGGACCAGCTGGTACGGGCAAAACCATGTTGGCAGTAATGGCCGCAATTAAAGCATTCAAAGAAAGGAAAATTAACAAAATTGTAGTAACACGCCCAGCAGTGGGAGTAGACGACGAACAACACGGGTTTTTACCCGGGGACCTGAATGCCAAAATGGCACCATGGGTTCGTCCTATTATGGATGTTATACAGGAATATTATTCGGTTCGTGATATCACCAGTATGCTAGAAGAACAAGTTATAGAGATATCTCCACTAGCCTACATGAGAGGTCGTAATTTTAAGCACAGTTGGATCATATTTGATGAAGCTCAAAATGCCACTGTAAACCAAATGAAAATGGTGCTAACTAGACTCAGTGAAGGAAGCCGATTAATAGTAACCGGAGATCTTAATCAACTGGATCGTAAATTCAGTACAGAGAATGGACTTCGGGACTTCATTGCGCGATTACAATCAGCAAACAGCTCGATGATCGCCAGTGTGGATTTTGGGCGACGTGATGTACAACGTCACCCAGTGGTTGCGGAGGTGCTCAAGCTCTACGGAGAAGATTAAATAGCACGACCTAATACATCCTTGAGGAAGCGATCTAGGTCGTCTTCCCAAGGTTGCCCACATAATCTAGCACGATGAATATGGTCTAGCTGTTCAATGACAGCGTCGGGCAATCGTTGTGTTGGCAAGGCATTGCGCTGCTCTAATTCTTCTACAAGGTCTTCAGTTGCAAAATCATCTAAATTGACTTCAACGTCTACAGTGGTCCAAGGCATGAAAAATCCCTATTTACTTCGATTACGAATCCAGTTTTCTAAAGCCTCAAAACTACTTTCTAATCTGCGATAGCGATTTTCAACAAAATCTAAACGCTGTTGAGTGATGCTTAATTGCAGCTGAATCCTTTCTAATTCTTCCTTAGTTAAACGTAATTCTTTAACCTGTCCTAACAGTGTAGGAGGAGGTGGAAGATTAGGATCTCTTTGACGTTTCTTCTTAGATTTAAGTAGTTTAAGGTACGAAGGGTGCATGAACTATTTATGTGCTACTAATAGTGCCTGATGTGTTAATGGTTTTAACAGGTTCTGCTGCTGTGTCGGGAAAGTTAGTAGACATAAACACAGGATCTAGCAGTTGCATAACCGGTGCAGTATACTGGGGATACGAATGGTGAAAATATTTGAACATTTCTGTAAAATCTTTACTACCGCCCCAATCATTTTTTACTACACGTTTATTTCTAAAATCTAAAATAATTTTAGCAGTAGTGTAATCTTTATTGCGTAGATTCCTAGTCACTGCTACTTGTTCATCGTAGGCAGTGGTTCCTGCTTGTTTTTGCCAACCAGCAACTTGAGTACGTACTCGATTGTGTTTGGGTTTTTGAAAATAATAAGCTACTAGATACATTTATTGTCCAATTGAAATAAGTTCTGTGATAGTGGCACTGAGATTGATTTCCGCATCTGCACAACTAACATTATTAACCAGGCCCCGACGTATGATTAAAATGGCTTCGTCTTGGCCTTCTGGTGTTTTGCTCCAAAGGTCTAAGTTGTCGTAAGTCCATCGGAAAATACTTTCCATCTCCTCTGGACGGGCATTGTTACATAATACCTGTCGGGCTTCTCTAAAACGACCTTGCTTAAATAAATCCACTGCTTGTAATTTATAATCAGCAGTGCCTAGGATTTCTTTGCCTTTTACATCAACTAACTTACCGGTAGTACTATTGGCCTGCAATAAATTCAAACACTTGCGTAGGTCTGGATAGGTACTGGTTACATAACTATCCAATGTTTCTAAGTCAAACTCTACATTTTCGCTCATCAACACAGTAGCCGCCCGAGCAGTGAATTCAGTACGATCAGTGTTATCAATTTTAATATCTTGACAACGACTGCGTAAAGGTTCGATGATACGATGTGGATAATTACAGGTTAATATAAACCGCACGTTATTACTGTAATTTTCCATTAAATTACGCAATGCTGGTTGCACACTGGCGTTATTTAAGTAATCGGCTTCGTCAATCAGTACAATCTTAAATGTACCAAAGGGCATGGTAGCACAAAAACTGTCTAGTTTTTCTCGAAGCCAATCAATTTTACGCCCTTCTTTACTACCATTTACTAGCAGCACATCGATGTCTTCAACATCGCATGCTCGAATAAGAATCTTGGCTAGTGTGGTTTTTCCAGTACCGGCCGATCCATGTAGTAAAATATGTGGTATACTTTTTTCGTTAACCCAGTGCTCGACAATGGCACGAGTTTCCGGATTAGTAAACACATAGTCGTCGATGGTTTTCGGACGATACTTTTCCACCCATAACTGAGTTATAGACATTGATATTCCTTAAGTAATTGATCAATGTATTATACACGATAAATCAAATTCTGTCACTGATTGTTTCGTCCGTTGGTTGTTCATCACTAACCAACAAGATATCGTTGTTGTCAACCCTGCGTATAGTACGTACTCCTTGCTCGTCGCGTATGTCTACGCCTCGAGTCCAACGACCATGTGCTACATATACCCATTGACCGACCACAACATCTTGTTGGTCTGGGCCAATGGCATATACTCGAGCCCACCGAGCACGCACTCCGGATAGGGTGCCGTTGTCATTGGGTAAGACAATGCCCGAACTAGTAAAACGTTCTGCAAAATTCATTTCGGTAACCAGCACTGAATCGTGCAAGGCCCTTAAACTGCGTATTTCTTTAATTAGTGGTTGTTCCATAATCTTCACCGTCTGGATCATCTAAAATCTTTTGTTGAGCTTTTTGTTGTAATACTTGATTGGCTAATGTACCTTTGATTGAACTAACAGGTTTTGCATCGGGTACGTGCAATTGTGATTCGTCCGGTACAATAGGTTCGGCTGTTGCTTGAATAGTAGGTGTGTTTAATCGATAGTAGTCATTCATAACTTCGTTACGACTACGTAACACTTCACCACCAAAGCCTAATTCGTCACCTCGGGCATTAACTTTCATATTACCAATGGCAATGGTTTCTTCATTGGCTAATCTAATTTTATCCATGTCTACATATTTGCCTTGGGCACTTCTATATGCTTTTGCCATGATTATCCTTTCAAAAATTCTTCTATGTCTAGGTCGTAATAGATGCTGTCGATTCGATGTACACCGATTAGATACAGTACATAACTAGCTACACTGCTACCACGTCCTACACCCCAAACCACTTGATGTTGTCGCATGGTATCTACTAGATATTTAAGGTAATTTAATAAAGGAAATAAATTCCTCTCCTGAAACATCAACAATTCATGCCCGCATCTTTGTAGCTCGGTTTCTGTTTTGCATTGTTCTAATACCCATCGTGCAATATCAAAATCTTGATAGTCTTGGGGCATGAACCACTGGGATTGCTGTCGACTATCAAAATCTTCTAACGATTGATTTAGAGCAGTATACGCAGTTAACTGAGGAAGATCCAAGTGCAACTTTGCTATACTAGCATTGTACTGTACAGGATCAACAACAGGAATATTTTCTAGTTG